CTCTTAGGGTTGGTGATGTGGTGCAATGGAAAATCCCGGCGGCATCTCCTATGATTACAGAACAAAAGAAATATAGCCGTTATCTAGAGAATAAATGGTTGATTACTTCGATTGCACACACTGTAAATGATGTAGAAGGATATACGCAGAACATTGAAATGGTCAAGGATTCATTAGTATTTGCAATTCCAAAAACAAATCTCTTTGACATACTAAAACGAATTGCAGATACATTTACGAATTTCGCACGGACTCTTTTTTAAGATAACATGGATTAACTATGGATAATATTGGATTAAATTTAGTAGGATTTATTGGGGTTGTAGAGGATCGAAATGATCCCTTACAATTAGGTAGAGTGCGTGTGCGATGTATTGGATTTCACACGGAAATATTATGCGAAGATGATAATGATACAGGGGGATCAAACTCTCAACAAGGAAGCAAAAAATGTATCGACACTAATCAATTACCGTGGTCAGTACCTATACAACCAAATACTTCGGGCGCTATGAATGGTATCGGCATCAGCCCTACGTCGTTAGTGGAAGGTACATGGGTTTTTGGTGTATTTATTGACGGGCAGTCCGCACAACAGCCGGTAGTATTGGGGGCATTCCCCGGAATTCCTGAATGTGTTAATGCAGGCGGAAACCCGGATATTCTACCGGACGATTGTGATATTCTTTCATTACAGACGCAGGGGTTTTATGATCCGCGTAAAAAAGATGAAGGAGAATTGGATGATGTTCCAAGACCACCATCCAGACTTCGCGTGAAGTCCGGGTGTGAAGATTCTTCGGATCAGGAAACCAACAGCTTTACCGGTCATAATGCTCAATCGCATAACCCGGCACAAAAAGAATCGGCAGACCCACAGCTTGCGGCAGGAACCGGAACAGTAGGAATCTGTATAGAAGAAACAGATACAGGCGAAAACTATCCGCTTGAAGGTGAAAACGATTACCAATACAGAACCGGCAATTTTCATCTTGAACCGGACACCAACCGACTTGCGCAAACCAAAGATGATCCGGATGAAGAACAGGCGAAACAAGACAAGACATTAATCAAGTGGAAAAGAGATAACATAGATCGTCTTGTTCCTACGGCAACATTTCCAGATTGCACCAATCAGATTCCGGAAAAGTGTGAATTTAGAGTAGGACCAAATACTCCTGCGCTAAGAGATTCGTCGTCTGATAATATTGTGCGTTCACTGAATACTGAATGGAATGAACCAGAAACCCCATATGCATCGCAATATCCGTACAACAAGGTAAAAGAAACCGAATCCGGGCATGTTGAAGAATGGGATGATACGCCGGGTGCCGAACGATACCACCGTTTCCACCGGGCAGGAACATTTACTGAAATTCATCCAGACGGAACCAAGGTAGAAAAAATTGTAGGGGAACGATATACGATTATCCTTACTAACGATAAAGTGCATATCGAAGCAAACTCGGACATCACGATTGACAAGGCGGCTAAGATTTATATCAACCGTGACAATCAAGAAGGCAACCACTTTGATATTCAGGTCGGAGACAATTCGGACCTTAATTTGAATGTTGGTCGGTCTATAAATCTAAAGACCGGCGCGGACTTGAATTTTGCAACCGAAGGAAATCTTACCTTTAAAGTAGGCGGTGATGTCATATGGCGAGTAGCCGGGGATGTAGATGAACATATTGGTGGAAATCAAGATGTCACGATTCTAGGGGATTCCGATCTTTCTATTACAGGCGATCATACAGAATTGATTTCTGGAAGTGCCGGAGTCATTCAAGAAATTCAGAACGGAAGCTATATACAACGCATTGAGACTAATTCCTATGTTATATGTGGTGGTGTCATGACTGAAATTGGTATTGGTAACATTTACATGAACCCATTGGGCAAACCCGGAGATGTTGTATATACGATTTCACCGGATGCAGATTGTACAAAAGTGCCGACACTCAAACCAACGAGCAATAGCTAATAATGCCATATGATAAAAACAACGATAGACCGGACTTTATACAAGACCCCGGTGAAATACCATCATATATCATCAAGGGAACATATATATTTCCGCCGGACGGATATGACAGTGGTATAGTAAACCGATTCCCCCAATTGGGAATTGTAGGAAGTGATGGTCAGGCAGTTTCGTCTTCGTCTTCTAGTTCTTCACCGGTAGATACATCATCGTCGTCATCATCAAGTTCATCGCCGGTCGATTTATCATCGTCGTCTAGTTCATCGTCTGCACAAGTAGTCGATTCGTCGTCTAGTTCATCGTCTGCCGGTCTAGTCGATTCGTCTTCTAGTTCGTCCTCATATAATCCGCCCACATCAGGCGCGGACGATGAAGGATTTCTCGCAAGAGCGCCGGGTGGTGGTGCAGTAGAAGTTCCGTCCGGATCGAATCAGTCAACCGTCGATGCAGCACTTGCAACGGGCAATGATGTTTTGTTTGAACGTGGGGGAACATATGCAAACATTACGTTAGGTGATTTGGGTGGTGGAAATAAGCTAATTGGAACATACGGCACCGGAGGAAGACCATTATTCAAAACCGGAGGCACCAATTTCATATCAACATCGTTTTCAGACACACGGGACAATGTGCAAATTGTGGGGCTTAGAATCTATGCAAATACGCGCGATCCAAACTCTGCGGATTATGTGAGTGGTTCTACTACTGAAACCGGTATACGATGGTTTTCTCAAAGTGATAATCTGCTAATTGAAGATTGTGAAATTTCATACTTCAAAGACGCTATTGTTCTACAAGCAAACAATTCGAGCTATAACATAACAAATAGTCGAATTAATAGAAATATCATCATGTTTCAATATGCTCCGGAAGATTCTATAGGGCATTCACAGGGAATGTATATAACCAGAACCACCGGAACAATTGTCACTGAAAATGCATTTACTCATAATGGGCATAATGATTTGGTTGCAGGAGCAGAACGAGTAAAGTTCAACCACAACATATATTGCTCGACGGCAAATGATCCAATCATCATTCAGGGGAATTACTTAGATCGTGGTGCATCCCACGGAGTTCAATTAAGACCGGGCGGGGCCATCATTGACAACCTTATTACTGAATGCGCATACGGATGCTTTGCTATTCAGACTAATTCAGTGGTGGAGCGAAACGTCGTGATGTATGGCGATGATATTACTACCGAAACAAATCCGGGCGGGGGGGGTATAGAATCATTCTCGATTAACACATTGACTCTTAACGATAACACTGTTATAAAACGGCAATCTGTTGGTACAAAAAGAGGAATTGATGTTTCTCCGGCAAATATTAGCTATGACGGTAATGTGGTATATCAATGGTCTAATTCTACCGGTGAAGGAATTCGAATTTCGGGAGCAAACGTGTTGTCGGCAGGAACCAATTATACGTTTGAAAATCCATCGCAGGTAGTGGATTCTACCGATGAAGTATCGCCTGCCGAACACAATTATATGGTTACACGCGGAATAGGTGAATGGGCAGTAGCAAATTCTCCGAAAGAAATCGCCGCACGGATTCGTGCATCATTCCAGCCCGCCTAAACCTTAAATAGAATAGAGAACACATATGGCAGTAGTATTCAATAAATCCGCAAAAATATCCCGGTACAAAGATTTGGACCTTAACTTTGCATCACACCCAATTACCGGCGATATTACTGCCCTTACCGGCGAAACCGCAATTAAGCGATCACTCAAAAATTTGGTGTTGCTCAATTTCTATGAAGTGCCATTCAATCCTGAAATTGGCAGTGAAGTGACCGGGCTATTGTTCGAAAACTTCACACCAGTAACAGAAATCAATATCCAAGAAGCAATCACACGAACAATTAGCCAGTATGAACCAAGGGTTGAAATAGAACAGGTATTGGTAGATTCAAATGTTGATAATTCATCCATATCAGTCAAAATTGTATTCTTTATTGTCAACCAACCAGAACCAGTTACCGTAGACATTGTGCTAGAACGGACAAAATAAGTCATGCCGAAATTAACAAACATATCACTGACCGGACTTGATTTCGATGATATCAAAACATCATTGAAAACATATCTTAGATCACAGAGCGAATTTCAAGACTACGATTTTGAAGGTAGTTCATTATCTATCTTGCTCAATCTACTTGCATACAACACCCATTATCAGGCATATTATCTGAATATGGTCGCCAATGAAATGTTCTTAGAATCTGCTACCACACGGGGGTCGGTAGTTTCGGCGGCTAAATCTATGGGCTATACACCACAGTCTAAGCGAGCGGCAACTGCAACATTGGACTTGGTGCTTACTCGTAATAGTGATTCTCCTATTACTGTTATCAACAAATATACTCCGTTCGTGTTTACGCAATCAAACACGACCTATGCGTTTCTTGTTGCCGACGATACACTGATTAATACAACTACTAATACTGCAAGTGTTGTAGTAAAAGAAGGAACCAAGTTTGATTATACATATATCTTCGATAGCACGAATTCAGATCAGGCATTTATTATTCCCGATGACGATGTAGATACTAGTACGCTCACCGTGTCAGTTCTAGAGTCGGCGACTTCTACAAGCCGTACTGAATATACACTGGCATCCGATGTGTCTTCATTGACATCAACATCCAAGGTATATTTCATATCAGAGAATCCAAATGGCAAATACGAAATATATTTTGGTGATGATACGATTGGGCAAAAACCAGTCAACGGCAATGCAGTAGTATTGGAATATATCGTGACTAGTGGCCCGGATGCAAATGGTGCCGGATCAAAAGAAACCACAACATCACTATTCACGTTATCGTCTACTCTTTCCGGGTATTCATCTGTAGTTGCAAGAGTATCTGAAGCGGCAACCGGCGGATCGGAAAAACAGTCTGTTGACCAAATTCGTTTCCTTGCTCCGCTTTTCTATGAATCACAAAATAGAGCAGTAACCATTCGTGACTATGAAGCAATTGTAAAACAATCGTATCCGTCGGCCGAGTCGGTGTTCATCTATGGGGGAGAAGATGCATTCCCCGTAGAATACGGAAAGGTGTTTGTTGCAATCAAGCCATCGTCCGGAACAACTACATCAAATCGAGTCAAGGAAGAAATTAAGACGCTCATCAAAAACAAGAATCTGGTGACGGTGACGCCCGAAGTACTAGACCCGGAAGTATTGTATGTAACAATAAATTCTAGAGTCAAGTATGATCCTAGACTTACATCAAAATCATCTGGAACACTACTCAATGAAGTGGTCGCCGCAATCAATTCGTTCGGCGATAATACACTAGAGAAATTCAATCGGTCATTACGGCATTCTAAATTTGTTGCAATGATTGATGCGGTAGATTCGTCTATCTCAAACAACACAACAAACATAGAAGTATATCGACGCCTAACACCGACGCTAAACGTGGCAACATCATATACATTGAAGTTTAACAATCCATTGTTCCATCCGGACGATGCTCTTTCCATTCCAGTAGTAACGTCTGATGCATTCACCCACTACGATTCAATTTCGGGAACCGTTGTTACTGCATATTTACACGACAATGGTTCTGGTATTATGCAGTTGTACAAGCTAGTGGGAGGATTAAAAATTATCATCAATACCAACATCGGAACAATCAACTATACAACTGGTGAAATGGCATTGACCAATTTCAAACCAGTCACTATTGCGTCTGGAAATAGCTATATCAAGATCAGTGCTGACATTGATTCTGACGATGTGCTGTCTGCACAAAACTATATTTTGAGTATACTTCCATCTGATGTTTCGGTAACAATGGTGGTAGAAAACAATGCGGCGAACACTAATATTGCGGGATACTAATGTCTAGACGAGAAATCTTTCATAAAAAGCTGTCGCCTCTTGTTTCTGATAGACTTCCAGATTTTGTTAGGGGAGACTATCCTACGTTTGTATCGTTCATAAAGAAATATTATGAATGGGCAGAACAAGACGAATTCCCCACTGAACGAATTTCTTCGCTGTTGTCTTTCCGTGATATAGATGATTCTCCCGAACCATTCATATCATATCTGCAAAACGAATACTTGGATTCGTTTCCAACATCATTTGTGGCGAATAAGCGGCTAATAATTAAGAACATCAAGGAATACAATAAAGCAAAGGGAACCCCCGATGCGTTTAAGTTTCTGTTTCGTGTGTTGTATGCTACTGAAATTTCTATATTGATTCCGTGGAACAAGGTTGTTGTTGTTTCAGGTGCCCCTTGGCAACTAGACACCACATTAAAACTGGCAACGTATTTTGGCGCTGCATGGACAAACGCAGTAGGATCAACAATCACACAAGCAACCACCGGTGCGACTGCAATCATAGACGGAATCCGTCAACGATGGGAAAACTCTACATGGGTAACTGAATTGTATCTACACAATATTGTAGGAACATTCAACCAGACAGATAGAGTAACCACTACTTATATAGAATCCGCAATTACTAAAACCGTATATGGCGATCCGCTTGATTATGTGCTTTCCGGTCTAACAATAAATTCTGGTGGAACAGGATATCTAACGGGCGATCAACTAATATTCACATCCGTATGTGATGGTGCCGGAGCAAAGGGATATGTGTCGGCAGTAGACGAAGACGGCTCAATAACCGAAGTCACGCTTAATGAATTTGGTATTCGATATTTGATCGAACCTACTGTTACCGTGCAGTCATCGGCAGGAACCGGCGTAGATATTGACGCCGTTGTTGGAGCAATCGCAACATATCCCGGTTATTACATAAATGGAACCGGTGGATTATTGTCTGACGGATATGTTCTACAAGACAGCGAATACTATCAAAAATTCTCGTATGTCATTCAGACCGAGTATGCAACCGGCAATACAGACATGCTCACAATGAAGAAATATGGAATTGTGGCAAAGGCAACCGGGCACCCGGCTGGTATGAAACTGTATTCTAGAGTGGCATTAAATAACAGTGTCGATGCAGCGGCAGATGGCACCGTAACATCGACCGTAGAATCTACATCAATTCCTGATTATAGCTCTAGTTCGTCAAGTTAAGATATATAATGCCACAATTAAATTGGTTTCAATTAACAACAGATGACATAGCCGCAATGACTCTCATTGAGTGGTCAACGCTATTAATCAATGATATCAATTTTGAATTTGGTGATACGCCCGGCGTGGCAAGAATCGGCGATGATGTCGGCGCGTTTTGTGAATTCGGCACGTTTCGCGATGATATCATTGAAGGATCGTTAGATACCTTTTGTAATGATATAGGGACCGTAAGACTAGGCGATGCTATTGATAGTGGTGCCGAAATTGTCGAGGGTTCATCTTGTGTGTTTGTGAACGATCAACCGATTGTACGATTACATGACCGGGCATCATTGACGGTTACTGATATTTGCCATGCATATATTCCGGTAGTAATTCCACAGGTTTCTCCGGATACTTTTGCCGGATGTGAAATCAATGGTCCCGCAGAATGTTTTACGGATTATTGTTCAAGTAGTAGTTCATCAAGTAGCTCGTCTAGTTCAAGTTCGTCGCCGCCATATTTTAGTAGTTCATCTAGTTCATCTAGCTCAAGTAGTAGTTCATCTAGTTCAAGTAGCTCAAGTAGTAGTTCATCTAGCT